TTGCTTAGTAGTGTTAATATCTTTAAGACTAGTAAAAGTAATTTAACTGGATCTATCATAAGTAGTGGTAGAGTTATAGGGTTAGACCACTTCAAGCTAAATCCTAAGACTAGGACAAAAGGAAAAATAGTTCAAGCAGCTGTTAAAAAAGGTGGGTATAAATCTTTACCAAACGCTTTTATAGCATATAAAAATGGACATCTGGGAGCTTTTGAAAGAACGGGTAAATTCATTACAAAAAATGGCAGAAAAAGAGAAACTATTAAAAGGCTAATGTCAGTTTCTGCACCTCAAATGCTTGGTAATTTATCAATACTAGAATATTTACAAGGCTATGCGGATGAAAAATTCAGAATGAGATTAGAACATGAGATAAATAGGGTGATAGGGATATGATAATTGAAGTAGAAAAACTTGTGTTTGATTTCTTGACAGAGAAATTGAAAGATAAGAAAGTTACAGTATATCATGGATTGTTACCAGAAATTAATCATGAAGATAGAGAAGAAGGAAAGAGCGAGAAAGACCTCTTTCCTTTTGCTATTTTAAGGGTTACTAAGTTTGAGCAGACAAGAAATGGAATCGATAACTATGATGTACCAGTAGATTTAGAAGTGTGGATAGGCACTAAAATGGAAGATGAGAAAGATTATTTAAGCAACTTATCTATTGGAGACTATTTGAAAAAAGAGTTTCTAAACGAAAGTACAGTAGATGGAAAATTTGCTGTGGATCAATCATATCCATTTTCTATAGAGTACTTTACTGCAGAAGCAGAGCCTTATTTTTATTCTGTTTGTAGATTTAGAGTATTTGGAGTACCTGACGCATCAGAAGTAGTTGAGAGAAAAATAGCAAAACTACTTGGAAGGGGATAGTATGAAAACATATATTTACGTGGGTAAAAAGCTAGATTTACCTGAGTTTCTCTTTGTAAGAGGGACTGTGTATTTTGGAGAAGAAATTGAGAAACTTATTGAGAAATATCCACTACTTGGAAGATTATTAATTCCTGTGGAAGATTATCCAAAAATCAATAAGGACTATCAATATTTTAATTCAATAGTAGATGAATTAGTAGGAGGTAGAAATGGGTTATAAACATGGTACATATCAACAAGAAGGGGCTACAGCCTTTCAGTTACCTGTGGTTTTAGATTATGGGCATTTTATAGTTGGAACAGCACCGATTCACAAAGTTAAAGCTGAGAGCAGAAAAGTCAATGAAGTAGTGAGAATAGGGACATATCAAGAAGCTATCCAGTACTTTGGAGATACTTATGATTTAGATTTCTCTATATCACAAGCTATCAAAGTTTTCTTTGAGTTGTATGCGGTTGCTCCACTTTATATAGTTAATATCTTAGATTTAACTACACATAAATCAGAAAAGAAAACACTTGCTAATAAAGCACTTGAAAAAGGAAAGGTGCTAATACCAAGTCACAAGGTAATTCCAGAATCTGTAGTAGTTAAAAATGCAACAGGAAAGCAAGTTATATCCGATGCAAGAACGGTTTACACTGCTGAGGGATTAGAAATTTATGCAACTGTAGCTGGGAATAATGTAGATATAGAATACGAAGAAGTAGACTTATCTAAAGTTACAAAAACAGAAGCTATCGGTGGATTTGATAGCACAACAATGAAAAGAACAGGGTTAGAATTAGCAAACGAAATTTTCTTGAAATATAGTGAATTACCTGCTTTTATAGATGTTCCTGATTTTTCTCATGAAAGTGATGTTGCAGCTATCATGGAAACTAAAGCTAAAACACTGAATGGCGGAATGTTTGAAGCAATAGCATTGGTAAATGCTCCAGCTGATAAGAAATACAATGAATTGGTTGAATGGAAAGAAACTAACAATGTTTTAAGCAATGACCAAGTATTGTTATATGGAAAAATAAAACTTGCTGGAGAAGTTTACTATCAATCTATACACTATGCAGCTTTATCTATGAAAGTTGATGGAGAAAACAATGGTGTTCCAAGTCAGGGACCATCTAATTATTCATATAAAATGGACGCATTTGTATGGAAAAATGCAAGTGGAAAATATGAAGAAGTTAGATTAGATAAGGAGCAACAAGCCAATTTCTTAAATAAAAACGGTGTTGTTACTGCTATAAACTTTAAAGGTTGGAGATGTTGGGGGTCTGAAACAGCTAAGAATCCTTTAGCAACAGACCCAAAAGATAAATACATCTATGGTCGTAGAATGTTTAAATACATTGGAAATGAGCTAGTTATATCATATTTCAACAATGTGGATAAAAAGTTCAGTTTAAAAATGGCTGAAACAATGAAAAAATCTATGAATATTAGATTAAATGCACTTGTTGCGGCAGATCAATTATTGTCTGCTAAAGTTAATTTTTACTCAGTTGATAATAGCTTAATAGATATCATAAATGGAGATATTACTTGGACTATAGAACTTGGAATAATTCCAGGAGCTAAATCTATAACATTCAAGAAAGTTTATGATGTTGATGCATTACAAAAATTTGCTGAAAGCTTAACAGCTTAATGAGGAGGGAAAAAGATGGGAAGAAAACAAATACCTAATGCTCTTATAGATGCTGAAACATATTTCAATGGTTCAAATAACCTTGCAGGAATATCAGAAGTAGAGTTGCCTAACATTGAGTATGATACAGTCACATCTGAGCAAATGGGATTGACAGCTGAATTAGAAGTGCCTTTAATGGGTCACTTTAAGAAATTAGAAGCTAAAATCAAAATGGATTGTGTTGATGAGTCAGTATTAGAAATTAATAATGAAAAATCAATTTTGATTGAATGTAAAGGTGCAGCTCAAGCTATGAACAGAGAAACACACAGTGCAGATGTTTATGGAATAGATGCAACTTTCAAAGGTTTAATTAAGAAAATGGACGGGCTAAAAATGAAGCCTAGCGGAAAATTAGAGACATCTATAGACTTATCTGTGACATATTTCAAACTTGAGATTGGTGGAAAAACAGTTGTAGAGATAGATGTACTTAACAATGTAAATGTAATTCATGGACTTGCTAACCAAGCAGTTAGAAAATACTTAGGGCTAAATTAAGGAGGATTAAATGAAAGTAAAATTATCACAAACATATAATTTTGGTGGAAAAGAATTCAATGAACTAGACATAAATATTGAAGAAATGACAGGAAAAGATTTTATGCTATGTGAAAAAGAATTCAAAGCAAGAAATAAAGAAGCTGGAGCTGTAAAAGAACTAGAAGACTCTTGGGCTATAACTGTAGCAGCTAAATCAATTGGAGTTAAGTATGGAGATTTACTTAATCTTATATCTATAGACTACTTGAAAGTGGTGAACGGGGTAAAGCGTTTTTTGAGTCAAGGTTGGGAAGACAAAGAGGCTCAGAAGGATACTACAGAGGAAGTAACAGAGGAAACTGGTGCTTAATCTATCTGGATATGATAACAGAGCTTTTAAGAGTTCTTAATTATTTTAAAGTTAATGTAAGCTACGATTCTATATTGGATTGTAGCTTATATGAACTTGACTACTGGATAGCTAGAGCTAATAAATTTGTAGAAGAAGAGGAAGAAAGACAAAATAAAGAAGATTAAAAAAAGAGGCTATGACTAGCCTCTTATTCGTTTTCTTTTATAAAATCAGCTGGAATTATGAAAAGAAGAAGAAGATATGAAACTACAATAAAATAAAATATAATTTTTCCTAAAATACCGCCATTAACATATAGATTGTATAAGAAACCTAATACTAACCAACCAGGTGGTAAACAAAAGAATAAAAAAGTAAAAAATAAAATTGTACAAATTAAAACACTTAAAAAAATTGGATGTCTTTTTATAATATATAAATAATTAGTATTTTTTTGATTGTTATTCATTAATTTACCTCCTCTTCTTATTTTCTATAATAATACAATTTTTTTATATAAAAGTCAATGAATTTTATAGGAGGTGATATGCTTGGCACACGATATGAGTTTAACTTGGCAATTGGGAATTGTTGGAGTAAGTGGAGCTCTAAAATCATTTTCAGATGTTACAGATAAATTAACAACAGTTAAAAATTCAACAAAGGATTTAATTGAAACACAGGAAAAATTAAAAGGAATAGATAAAATAAGTGAATCATATGGAAAAGCCACTAGAAAGTGGGCAGAAGCTACTAAACAATTAGCTAAATTGAAGGAAGAATATGAAAAATCTGGAAAAGGAAATGCAGAATTTGCTAAAAAAGTGAAAGAAGCTGAGAAGTATGTTGAAAGATTAAACACTCAAAAACAAAGGCAGGCTCATTTTTTTAAAGCAGCTAGAAGTGAACTTGAAAAAGAAGGATTGAAATTAGAAGGATATAAAAAGAGGTTAAAAGAAGTTAATAGTGAATTAGCAAGACAAACTCAATATAAAAAAGATTTAAATTATGCTAATAGTATTAGTAATTATGGAGACCAACTTTATCAAAAAGGAAGTCAACAAATCATAACTGGATTAGCATTTGGAAAGGTAGCATTAAGTCCTATTAAAGAATATGCTAGATTAGAAGAAGCACAAGCAGATTTGAAAAAAATGATAGAGTTCAAGGATAAAGCTGAAGAACAGGCATATTTTAATAAAATAAGGCAAGTTTCTGAAAATTCTCCATTACAGCAAACAGAAGTATATGAAATAGCTGGTGCTGCCGCTCAAGCTGGAATAGCAAAAGAAGATATTGTTGAATTTACAGAAAGAGCGATGAAATTAAAAGTAGCTTTTGATATGAGTACAGAGGCATCGGGAGAATTTATTGCCAAAAGTAAGGAGCAGTTAGGATTGAGTCAAGAGCAAACTTTTGCATACGCAGATACTATTAATTTTTTATCCGATAATTCAGCAGCTAAAGCTAATCAATTGGTTGAAATCTCAAATAGAGTAGGAGGATTAGCAAGAACGCAAAATATTTCTAAGGAAACCAACTTAGGTTTTGCTACAACTCTTTTATCTATGGGGAAAAGTGCCGAAGTAGCAAGTACGGGGTTAAAACAGCTTTATTTAGAACTAGGAAAAGGTGCTGATTCAAAAAAGAAAATGGAAGCTTTTAAACATTTAGGATTAAATCCCAATACAATAAATAAAGAAATGGCAGAAGATGCTGAAGGAACTATCATTAAGGTTTTAGAAAAAATTGATAAGTTAAAAGCTGAAGATAAAGCGGCCGTGTTAAATGATCTGTTTGGAGAACAAGCGATTGATAGTGTAGCAACCCTTGCTAACAATATAGATAAAGTTAAAGAGAATTTAGCTTTGGCTCACTCAGAAATGACTGCGGGTTCTGTAGACAAAGAATATGCTAATAGAATGAATACCTTAAAAAATATTTTTGAGCAGACTAAAAACACACTAGTAAATGGACTTGCTGATATTGGTGAAGCCATAGGTCCACAATTAAAAGAATCTTTAAAGGGTTGGAGTGAAATATTTCAATCTTTGGGAAATTTTGCTAGAACCCATCCAAAATTAATGTCAGGAATAATAAAAGTTATAGGAGCTATAGCGATTTTTAATTTATCTATGGGGTTAACAAATAGATTTGTCACAGGTCCACTTACTAAGACATTTGCTTGGCTTTTGAAATTTGGTAACCATTTTAAATTTGGTGGGCTAATGCATGCTTTAAAAAAGATGTTTCCGCTAACTAGTGGAATTTTAAAAGCTTTTAAAATTTTAGGTTCTGGAATTGGAAAAGTTTTCTTAAAATCTGGAAAATTTTTACTGAAATTTGGGGGTATCATTGGAAAGGTTTTAGGAAGTGGATTTTTAAAGATTATAAAAGTTATAAAAATGGTTGGCTTAGCATTAAAAGCTGCTTTCATAGCTAATCCTGTTGGACTTATAATTGTAGCTATTGTGGCTGTTATTGCTATCTTTGTTCTATTGTATAAGAAGTGTGAATGGTTTAGGAAAGGAGTAGATAAAGCTTGGAAAGCTATAAAAGAAGGATTTAAAGCTACTTGGACTTGGATAAAAAATAAATTTCATGCATTAATGGAGCTAGGAGCTAAAGTATGGGCTAAGATTAAAGAGTATAAGGCTCTATTTATACCATTTATAGGAATTTTTGTAGTATTATATCAAAAATGCGAATGGTTCAGAAATGGAGTAAATGCTATATGGAAGGCTATAAAAAATGCTTTCTCTAACACATGGCAATGGATAAAAGATAAATTCAATGCTTTACTTGAAATTGGGTCTAATGCATGGAATGGACTAAAGAACAGTGTTACTGTTATCATAGATAAGATTAGAGAAGCTTTCAGTGGATTCTTTGACTGGATAAATAAAAAATGGGAAAGCCTTAAAAACCTTGGTTCTAAATTAAATCCTTTTAACTGGTTTAAAGGAGAAGGAGAAGTAGCCCAAAACTACTCAGGTACTAACTACTTTGGCGGTGGACTTACAACTCTTGCTGAAAGAGGTGCTGAACTTGTAGAAATGAATAATAGCTCTTACCTAGTAAATTCTCCAGTTATGGCTAATTTACCTCGTGGAGCTAGAATTCTTAACAATTCACAAACTAGAAGCTCTTTGTCTTCAAGAGTATCATCGCTAAAAGATAGAATTAGAAGTATTTCAAATGACTCAAGAACTACGGTTGGTGGAGATACTATAACTATCAACATTAATGGTGGTTCTGGAAGTGCTACAGATATTGCTAGAGAAGTTAAAAGAGTAATTGAAGAAATACAAAGTAAGAAGAGAAGGACGGCGATAATATGAGAAAAGTAAAAGTCTATAAAACAGTGAGTGGAGATACCTGGGACTTGATAAGTTATAAATTATATGGTTCAGAACAGTATTTCCATCAACTTATGAGAGCTAATCTTAATTTACTATCTATCGCCGTATTTGATTCTAATATACCTATCA